GAATTTCTTAAATTCTTTTTCACTTTTTGGAATTGTATTGACAACGTAACTATTTACATTTCCTTCAAATACAGATTCTTCACTACATCTTTTTTTAACCCAATTCTGCTTTTGCACCTTCTCAATCTCAACAGGTTTTCCGTTAATCTCCATAAATAATTTTACGGAAATGTCAATAAAATCAATTTGATTGTTTTCTTCATCCAACGGACGAACATCAAATTTTGTATTTCCTTGTGAATCTTTTCCTTCCATAACCCAATTATAAGCATCTGGAACTGTTGTTTTGCAAGTACCGTTTTTACCTATAATACTTGTCCTGTGTGTGAAGTCAATCTTTAAATATTTAATTCCCTTGAAATTTGTTATTTCCATTCCTAACAACTTCATAACTGTTCCCATTTTAATTCTCCTTTTCGTTTTTACTATTTACTAAAATAATGGTCATCTTCTACAAATAACCTAGTTCCGAAATCATGGTACTTTTCTGTTCTGAAATACAATACTTCTGTATTCGTTTGCTTTCGATATTCTTCCATAACAATTCTTATAGTGTCCTGCGTTGCTGTGATGCCTTTTGCGTACTGCGTTTCATCTAAGACGATACTTTCTATGTCTTTTCCGAATCTACCGTCTTTCAAGCGATTAAGTACTGTATCAGTTGCGAATCGCCTCCCTAGTTCGGTTTGATTACCAGCTTCGGCTTCGACCATGCGTGATATGTAGCAAATATCTATCCATTCAGAATTAGTAAATTTAACATCACTTGCGGAAACGGACATAATATAAAACATTCCAACAATAAAACCGAGTACGCAACCTAAAATAATGGAAAATAAATTGCTTTTGAAACGTCTTCTTGTTTTTACTTTTGCTGAATATAATGCCGCTTTGTTATTTCTGCATCTAATATTTGCAATTTCTACTAAATCAGTTTTTAACATTTTACACCTCTCTTCTCTTTTCTTCATTTAATAGCGTCTGCATCTTACTAATTGTTGTTGCTCTAGGTTCTGTTTTAAATCTTTTCTTTTCAATTTTGTAAATTCCTAAAATTGTCAGTCCCATAATTTCCGCTAAATCTTTTTGACTTAACTTATTCCTTGCCCGATAATCTAACATTTCCTTTGAAATATCCATGTTTTCACCACCTTTCTATATGACTATACCATACTATATATGACTATGCAATACTTATTTTAAATATTTTTAAATTATTTTTCCATTAAAAAAGACACCCGAATTTAATCGAATGTCTTTAAAAAGGAGAAAAGGAGAATGAGAAACATTATGACAACTTTAGTATATTTTATTTTTGTGTTATTGTCAATTAATTTTGTAATAAATACTTTCTTGTAATCGCTCCGCAAATTCCATCTACTTTCAAACCGTTTGCTTTTTGAAAACTTTTAACTGCTGCAAGTGTACCTTTTCCAAATTCTCCATCTACTACAATATTAAATCCTGCAAAAACTAATTCTGTTTGTAACCATTTTACATATTCGCCTGAACAACCACTTTTTAATACAATTGTCGGAACAGGGTAAAGATTTGTTTTCTTTTCCGTTTCCGTAGTAATTGCTTTTACTTTGAATATATCCATAGTTGCACCATTTACTAACATATTTAAATCTAATGCGCCTGTATAACCTGTTATCCTTCCATTAGATGTATATTGCCACATGTCACAATCAAAGTCTGGTTTAGTGTGTGGTACACCGTCATTCATGCCATACCTAGGTATCCAAACAAAATTAAATTCTGAAACATTAAGATTAAATGATTTGTATAAATGATTAGCCACATACAACCCAATTGGCTTATCTGTTAATTTTTTCAATTGTTTTACAAATGCAGAAATTCCTGATCGCATATCAGCCATTGTTTTTTCTTCCACATCTAGAACGTAAAATGATGGGTTTTGGTCTTTTGCGCGTTCGTAAAATAACTTTGCTTCTTCTTCCATTAATAGGATTGATTTTCCTCTAGTCCAAGCATACACACCATATGGAACATTGAATTGTTTCATCTTTGCGATATGGTTTTTATACTCTTTATCAATTGTCGCTTTTCCATACTGAACACGGATTATTGCCAATTCTAACTGTGGACAAAATGTTGCGTAATTAATTTTTGATGATTTTTGGTGATGTGATAAATCTACAATGTATTTACTCATTTTATTTTCCTCTCTTTTCTCTTTTAATTTAACTCTGGAAGTCCTGCGACTGATGTTAATAATGATAATACTCCTGCTAATGTTGCGGTTGATAAAACTATTTTCCAATCAACCTGTCCCATAACTGTGCTAACTCCGATACTTGCAATAATTGTTTGAGCTACTGTTTTAACTGCTCTAATTCCTGCGGCTTTTAACCATGATAAATATTTTTCCATCTTCTTACCTATCCTTTCTTTGTCTTTTTTACTTTTGCAACTTTTACTGCTTTTACACTTTTACTTGTAGGATCTTTTTTCTTTGCAGTTCTTCTTTTAATTACTATCGTCTGTCCCATTTATTATATCCCCCATCGTTCCTGCATTCCATGAATTTACTCCGTTACCATCTTGTTCATATGTGACTTCTTCAGATACATATTCGTATGAATTAAATACCTCTAACCATTTTTGGTTATTCCAATAATTCAAAACAGATAATACTATTACGGAAACGGATAAAACAACACACATAATTGCGAGAATTATATTGTTTTTATATAATTTTTCATGTGAATCTCTTAACAAGTTTTTCATTTCTGCGTTAGTTGACCTATATATTTCTGCAATATTATCATCTAATTCCCCCATAAATGCCCCCACATTAATTTATTTTAATACAAATAATACATATCCAATAACTGCCATAAATACAAATGTAACAACTTTGTCAATTACTTTATCCCAAATCTTATCAACCTGTTTTAATGGTCTGTTTTGCATTTCAGTTACAATTGCTTTTAATTCTCCCTGTGATTCGATTATCATAGACAATGACTTATCTATCGATTTATCTCTTTCTTCCCTAACTGCATTAGTAGTCCGCAAATTTTCAAAATTATTATAAAATTTTTCATGCGTTTCTGAATTTTTCTTTAAAGAATCTTCTATTACAAGAAGCCTTTGCTCATTTATACATTTTTCACAATCCATATCAACCACCTTTTAACTTTACCACCTACACAATCAGCATAGGTGGTATTTTTTAAATTATTAAATTGTTACGATGCAATCGCCATATCCGTCTGTTTGTAAATTTGTATCAACATCTGTTTTAAAACGTGCATATCTAGTTGTGTTTATAAAATATGCTCTGTATTTTGCTTGTGCTGACGTTAATCCGTTTGCGTCAAAATCATCTTCGATTACCATTGTAATAAATCCTACCATTTTATCCATCTCCTTTCTTACCTTTCTATAATCCTTCCGTCAAAACAAAATCGACTGCTGCAACTGTGTTATCAATTTGTTTTTGCATTAGTGTATCATTTTTCTTTAATTCGTTTATTTCCGCAACGATATTATCAGCTTCTTTTTTTAAATTTACAATAACAATTCCGCTGACTAATTCAACACTAATTTCTTCAGTATATCCATTTAAAACAGATAAAATATTATTAGAATCGTCATATACTTTTATTGTTGCGATATTTATTTTGTCTTGAAAAATTACCGCAACTTCTTCACATGTTAAATTTGAAAAATGTATTTGTAATATATTGCCGTTAAAACTAGGTAATTTTGCTATTTGATATTCTGCGTTATTTAGTAATTTTATTTTCATGATTACCTCCACTGTTGTATGTTTATTTTAATTTATTTATATCCAATTATTTGATACGGAATACACAAATTGTTATCTGTTAAGGGAGTACCATCGTATGTTGGAAGTCCAACTCCATCTGTAAATACAAAGGTAGTACCGCTTATATTAGATACACTTCTCCTGATAAATTTATTATACGGAGCAACCAAATGTGTTATAAACGCAATTGGTAACTTCCCTGTGGTTTGTATATAATTAACATTATACGATGGTTTATATAATATTTCGTATTTTGTAAAGTTAGCAATTGTTTCTGATATTGTTATGTTACCGCCCAAAAATGCCGATGTCGGATTTGGATTTGTCCATAAAACAGTTTCATCGCTAATTTGTTCTTCTAATACTCCGATCCTATCTGCTAAACTTCCAGATACATCAGGATTCAATTGTCTTGCATCTACCACATACCCTTCTTCTGTTATTGTATTGACATTTTTTATAAAATTTATCAATGGATTTGTAATTGTTTTAATCGTAGTTGTTAATCCACTAATTACAGTTGTAGTTGCAGAATATGTTGCCAATTCTTCTTCCCAAATTCCATTTGCAATATTAAAATCTGAATCTTGTATCAATACAGGTAATGAACTTGCGCATACTGATAAAATTTGAGCAGGAGTCACTGTATCTGATAAATTATATCTAATATAGATACGTCCTGGCATTGTTCCTGCTGATGCTAATTGGACTAATAATGTTTCTGCCGTAACTGTAAAATCTCTACCTTGTATAATTCCAGTTCCTGCGGCGATACTTACTTGATTGCTTCCTAAATGTGTTAATGCGCACCCTTGAATAATTCCGTTTGTTGGAAATATTTTTTCAAATAACATAACATCTTTTATAGGTGTAATTTGTCTTTCGTTAAATCTATTTAGTACGATTCCCATTATAATCTCCTTTTCATTTTTTTACTTAATTCTTTTCTGACCGCTCCGAATATCAATGTAGAAGTTTTTCCAATCTTTATTCCTGTCAAAATTGATTCGTGTTGATTCTCTCCATCAATTACAATTACTTTTTGCCCGATTCCGAGAGTTAGTGGATTTATTAAATCGTCATTTATCGTTGTTTCAATTTCTATTAATTTATTGTATTCATTTTGTTTTAATACCGTTACTGCTTTATCGTATGCAGATTCTGAAAATGTTTTTCCGCTTGCAATTGTAATAAAATCAGTGGTAAAAATTACAGGTGTGATTCTATTTGAATTTGTTGTGTTAATCGTATTGCCAGGATGCAAATAATATATTTCGTTTTCCGTCTGACTTGCTTCATTTATTACGATCAATTTATTATATGATTCTTTTGTAACTCCTAAATCAATATTTTTATTTAAAATATTCGGCAATCTTGTTTCAATTACTTTGATTGGATTAATATTTTTTTCTATTGTACATAATATTTTTTTTTGCTGTGTACTAATTGCAAACTTTATGACTATATTATATTGCAAAAACGCAGAATATACAATATCTTTGTAAAAATTTACAATATTAGATGTGATGTCAAGTGTTGTTCCGTTAGTTCCGCTCATTACGGAAACGGAAAGACCTGTTATGTTTTGTAATGTGTCACTATTTGAAATATAATTTTCTGTAATTAAATTTGAAATAAATCCTTCCATTGTTGTGGTTGTTAAATCAGTTGGATCGCATAAAATATCAATGTCAAATAAATCAAAAAATGTTTTATATGAAATAACGATAGAATCTTTTTTGTCCTGTGTCCCTGTTATAATTCCATCAATTTCAATTTCACTTGTCGATATTCTGATATAATCACCTGCATATGCAACAATATTGTTTAATTTTATCTTATTTTTTACTAGACTTAGATAATCAATCTCTAAATCAATATCAGATACCTGTGTACTGCTACGATATGTAAAATCAGGCTCAAATATTTCGATTAAATATATTTTTTTTTGAACATTAGAATTATTTTGTTGCGTACTTTGTGTCAATTCTTCATAACTGTACGCTTCCAATTCTTCCCATGTTAGTGATTCTATAGTTTCAAATGTCATAATTTCTCCATCCTAACACTGATATATTTCGTTAATTGCTATTGTTTTTGCGGATATAGTTGTTAATGTTTTAAATTTTACAACTCCTGTTGTTGAAATAGTCAAATATCCATTACATAACGCACTGACACCAATTTGCAAACCTTTTTTAAATTCTTTTATAGGTCTAAACCCTTCTTTAATTGTTTCAAACGTGTATTCTGTACCTGCTGTTAACGTGCACGTACCTGCTAAAATATATTCAACATATCTGTTGCTTTTTGTTATAAAATGAGCGGTAACTGAAGATATATTTCCAGGAGTTTCAATTGTATCTGGTGATGTTATAGCACGTTCATATGCTTCATATTGTGAAAAATCTTGTAATGATTTAGATAAATCAGCAATATTTTTTGTCATACCTTGATTGCTTTCAATTATATTCGCAATAGAATCTTCCATTTCTTTATTATTCGCATTGTAAATTTGTAATGAAAAATGTTCTTTTTTATTGCTTGGATATTTCATATTATCACCTATACACTTTCATATTGTATTAATGCTTCAACTGTTACTTTTAATTCATCTGATCCTTCATGCATAAATGCAATTTTGTTTTCACCTAATTTCAAATTAACAAATCGACCTGTAGAAAAATCACTATCTGCATAACAATCGCTAATTAAATTCATAAAACCGTCATATTTTTTAATGGAATAAGGTATAGATGTAGAATCTATTATCAATCGTTCTCCTGTCGATACGGTACAATTTACTTTTCCGCTAGTCGTAATTATGTCATTTACATAATGGCTCCATGATGGATTTATACATGGTCCGAATATAATTAATCTGCATGGACTATCTAAAATAGAATCTGATTGTAATGTTACTTCTCCGCTTGCGTTATCGGAATATGTATATGGATATGTATATGTATATACTTTCCCTGTGGTAATTGTCGATTCTTTTTCAACTGTGAGCGTTTTATAATACTGTCCGATCCCAAGAAATGAAATATCACATGGTAGGTTGCCTGCTTCAATTTCTTTCTTCTCAAATTTTCTAATTCTAACTTTTAAAGAATATACCGTACTAACTCCTGGCATTGTATAGGACAAAATTAACGGACTTGCTTGAATAAATTTTATAAAATCATTACATTTTTGATAATTACTAAACCTTATAATTCCTCTTGGTTCAGCCTGTTTTAATTCGCTTGCTATTTCTACATGGTAATTTCCAACAGATTCAAAATTATAATCCCTTTCATGGCCCATGCCATCTATTTCTGTAAAAAATGAATCCGTATTGTTTAAATCCCATATAATTCCATTACTGTTTTTTAATGTAAAACTTCTTATTGACATTTCTCATTCTCCTTTTACTCTTAATCTAACGCATCGCCTAGCATTCTGTCTAATGTGCTTCTAAATCCGCTAAAATCCGCATTACTGATTGAATCATTTATCATTGTTTGCATTGCAACACTTACTTGCGATGTACCGTCAGATAATGCTTGTGTAAATCCTTTTACAAATGCGGTGCCTGCTTTTTCTGCTTCTAATGATTTTCCATCTACTACGTTTAGTGTGGTATTCATTGCAGAAATTACACCTTCCATACCTGCAGATGTTACAGTTTGTAATTCTTTTGAACCGTCTTTCATTCTTGAATTTGCATCTACCATCATTCTATCATATGTTGATATGAATTTACCATATAAATTGTTATTTTCTTGTCCGATTCCGTTAGATAAATCAACTGTACTTTGTTTGATTTCTTCATTTCCATCTTCAATAATTACACCAATATTTTTCATATTTTCAATATAATTAGTTTCAATTTCTGCCATAGATTTGGATAGTCCTGTTTTCGCGTCTTGCATTTCAGTCCATTCAGCCATAACGCTATTGAAAGATTCTTTATCAGTTTCTGCTGCACTCACTAATTCGTGTAAACTTCCTGCACCTTGAATACCAAACGATTCTATATAACCTAAAAGACCTTCATCCATTAACCCTTTTGCGACTAAGTCAGAAGCAAGTAAAATATCTTCTTTATATTGATTGAATGCGTCAGTTTGTGATTGCAAATTTGTGGCCATTTCGGAAACGGAAACACTTGATTGCTCTGCGGCTTCTTGAAATAATCCAACTTGTGATGTTAAACTTTCACTTGCTACAATTTGCGCTTCGCTAAATTTTTCATTTAACTCTGAAATAGATGTTTTCATTTCATCTGAAGCACCTACAACTGCATCGCCATACATAGTATAAACTTCTAACGATTCATTTACCGCTTCGGTATTTTCACTTGTTGCTTCTGTGTTTTCCCCTACTATATCGGTATTATCTTTTATATATCCATTTAATATTTCTGCCTGTGCTAATTCTTCTTTTTGTGTTTCAATTAATGCTTCTTTTTGATTGTTTAACTCAGCAACATTCTTAAATTTATCATAACCTGCGTTCGTTTCTTCTTGTTCTGCTATTTTTTCATTGATTTTATAGATTTCAAGTTCTGCGTCTGCTTGTTCTTCATATAATTTAATTAATTCTTCTTTTGCCGCCTGAATTTTATACCATTCCAAATTAGCATCTATTGATTTTTCAATTTCGGTTGTATTTTCTGTTAATTTTCCTGTCTGATCATCAATGGCAAGGTTCAAATTTGGCAATTCAGAATTTAACTTTACTACAATTTCTTTCATTCGTGTTTTTTCTGAATTTGAAAGAACTTCTTTTTCGTTTAATTTTGAAAGTTCAGTTCCTAAAGTTTTCATATATCCTGCTTCTAAATTCATGGATGATATGTTTTCTTCTCTTTTTGTAATACTTTCCGACAAACTAGTATTTACATCACGAGTACTTTTTATAAATTTTTCCGTTTCCGTAGTTGCTGAGTCTGATGTTATACTGTATGTCACTAATGCGGCGGTAACTCCTGCGATTGCTGTAACAATAAGACCTATCGGGCTTGCAGCCTGTGCAAAATTTAATGCAGTTTGTGATGCGGTTGCGGTTTTTAATGCACTGCTTAATGTTTTATATGCTTCAACTCCTGCAATAATTCCATCTACTGCTTTTGATGTCAATACCGCTCCGCTAATTCCCACAAGACCTGCAATTAAAATATCTGAATTTTCAATAATCCATGAAAAACCATCTGCTAATAATGTGACTCCACCTTCTGCAAGTTCGGTTATTTCATCACCAGAATCTGTGATTGTTTGGCTTATTTTATCCATTGCTTCTGTCATTTCGTCAGATAATTCTGCGCCAATTTTCCGCTTTAAAATCTCTGTTGACTGCGTAAAACGTTGAATTGCATCATCTGTAGCACCTAATTTTTGAAGTGTGTCATTGTCTAGCACTGCGCCCATTTTAACTGCTTCGTCTGTAAATTCTGTTACACCTTTTGAGCCTTGTGCGATTAAAGTGTTTAAATCCTGTGCTGATTTTCCAAAAATAGTTAAAGATATCGAATCTCTTTTTGTTTCATCTTCAATTTGTCCGAGTGCATCGATCAAATTCCAATAAACCGTTTCAGAATCTAGCAAATTCTTATTTCCATCTTGATACGCAACATTTAATTCTTTATAAGCATCTACATATGTTGCAGTTCCTTGTTGCGCTGAAGTCATGGATTTAATGTTTTTAATCATTGTTTTTTCGATAGTTTCCATGGATGTATCAGTTAATTCTGCCATATAATTATATGCTTGTAATTTATCCGTAGAAATGCCTGTTTGTGTTGACATTGTAAGCATATCGTCTGCATATTTTGCGGCGGCAGTCCCTAATTCTATTGTTTTTGTAGCAACTCCTTCAATCGCATATCCTAATGCAACAACTCCACCAATTATAGCCGCTGATGTTATATTATTTTTAATTGAACTGCCAAAATCAGACGTTTCTTTTGTCGATTGATTAATTTGTTTTCCCATATTATCTATGGAATTAGCGGTTTTATCTGCACTGTTTTTTGCTTCGTTAAGATATTTGTCATTCTGGTTTAGTTCACTATTTAATTTTTCTAACTGTGTTTCTGCATTATTTAAAGACGTTTTATAATACGTTATTTTATCAGTCGATTTTGTATAAGCAGTTTCTGATAATGATAGTTTTTTCTCTAATTCCGCTACGGTTTTGGCTTGTTTTTCTAGTGCTTCGTCAGTTGCGTTAGATGAATTTTTCAAATCATTCATTTCAGACTGTGCTTTTATTAACTCATTTTTGTATTTTTCTACATTTTCAGCAGCTTTGCTTTGGTTGTCAATAGAATCTTCAACTGCTTTTGAATATAATTTTACTTTATCGGTCTGATTATCTATCTGTTTGGTCAGAATTTCATTTTTCTTTTCAAGTGCTTCAAGACTATTTGCATTTTCGTCATATTGCGCAGACGCAAGTTTCATTTCGGAAGTTAATAATTTTTGCTCTGAAGTAATTTCTTTTAATGATTGTTTATAAGCCTGTTCCCCATCAAGTGTTAGTGATGCACCTATATTTATTTTGTTGGCCATTTATTTTCCTTTCTGTGCGTCAATAACCCATTGTGGTGGATTTTCTTCGCTTTCTACTTCTTCTTTTTCCGTTTCCGAGAATAGTGTTTTGGTCATTTCCATATTGTGATACTTTTTAAATATTTCAAATTGGTCTGTATACTCTCCGATGTAAATATGTACCGCTTCTTTATGTGTATATTTTAATTTTGCCTTAGCAACAAATAATATTTCAGTGAATGGAAAGTTTTTTAAACTACTTTCTTCGGAGTCGGATTGTACTTTTTTTTTACTTCTACCGTACTTTTAAAACATTTATTCATTTCATCATGTAAAATATCGGATAATTCCGCAAAATTTATATCAATTTCTCTTATTATTTGTTTTTCTTCCACCTGCTCAAATCCTAAATAATCTAGTGCAGAGTTAATCATTTTTGGCAATAAAAACATAATACATGATATGGAAGGATCTTTTACTTTTCCGAGTCTTTCAGTTCCATTTTCATTTTTACCAATAACACCTAACCCCAATAACTCCATTTCAAATTTTCTTATGCTATCATATTTTTCAGAAACTTCTTTCAAAACAAAATAATCGAATCTAACAGGATATTCGTTACCACTTATTTTTATTTTTGTACATTGATTCATTTTCTATTTTCTCCTTTTAAAAAGGGCACAAACTTTTAAGTCTATGCCCTTTACTGTATTAATTAATTACTATCTTACTGATTACGCTGTGATTACATATTCTTCCGTGATAACATTTGATGTAGCCATTCCTGACTTATAAGCAACAAATCTAATTACTTTTGATGCAGCCACTGAAAGTGCGGTTGAATATGTTAAACCTACTGTGTCAGATGGTGTTGTTCCATCAAGTGTATATTTAATGGTTGCCCCTGCTGTTACTGTAGATAATGTTACAGATTGAGTACCAACATAAGTACCACCTGATAAGGAAGCAACAGGATTAATAACCTGATCGGAAATATTCAATGTAGATTTTACATAAGCGAGTGCCTCTGCTTCTGTATTGAATGTTTTTTCAATATCCCAATCTCCGTTAATGTCAGCAAATGCTGTTCCTGTAATCTGTGGAGCAGTAATTGTGATTGTATCTCCGTTTGACGTAAAAGTATTTGCGCCTTCCATGAATTTTACCTTAGGGGTGATCATGGCCATATAAGTATTTGCTCCATCATCATTTACAACTGTTGTAACTGTTCCGATACCTACATAATTAGGTTCATCTGCTGTGTTTCTTTTTACTTCTGTGCCTACAACTGTATGACCAAAAACAGTAGATGCAGCAATAATTGGAAGTTTCGTTACTTTTAACGAGATTGCAGAGTTTTTAAACTTATCAATCTGTTTTACTACTTCGTCATCTCCAGGATATGAAACTGAATTATAAGCAGGTGTTTTTACAAATTCAACTCCTTTACTTGCTAAAAATCCGTTTGAATATGCGCCTGTTGACTCATTGTACTGTGCAATATAAGGATATTTTAAACCTGTTTGCATTTTATACCTCTTCTTTCTCTGATGCGACCAATATATCGCATTCAAATATAATGTGATTTAGTTTCGTGTCTGTTTCATAAAGGCAAGTAACATATGGCTTTGTAAATCCTGCCTTTTTTAATGCTAATTTTATTTTCTTTCTTAATGTAATAAAATTGTTTTGTGTAAACAAATGTAACTGCAATGGAACACTGTCTATAATAGCATCGTCATCCCCATTTTGCACTGTTTCAGTTCTAGGTAATAGAAAGTAGCAATAGATTGGATTTGTGCCTGTATAAGCACCATATACACAAGCAGGAACGTATGGAGTAACTGCATTTATTACAATTTTGTTTACGTCTGCTTCTGTGATTATCATTTCTCTACCTCTCTATTATAAACTTCTTGCATAATTTCTGCAATAGGCTTTTCTGATTTGCTGACTGCGGCTGATAAGATTGGAGTTGGCGCCTGTTTGCTTGTTCCGTACTCTGCATGAGCGAGTTTCTCCATATTTCGCACACCTTTTGCATCTGTTCCTGTTGGTCTTACAATAGAAAACCAACCACTTTTACCTTTTTTACTTTTTGTTTCTTTAATTGATCCAACCATTGCACCTGTATCTTTATGTTTTTGACATTCAGAAATTACATTTTT